AGCAAAGAACTGTCGGCCAGACCGGCTGAGAATGCAGCGGTGAATTTACAATCCACGCCGATTCCCGGTTGGTACCGAACGACATCCTTTGACCGTATTTGACTGAACGCTTCGGCAGCACCCGCGACAGTCACAGTCAAAGTGCCTTCGTCCTCAGTCACAGTCGATCCGGTCTTGTTTACCAGCGTGTCCATCTGATCGGTAAGGATGCCGTTGCTAAATTTAAGCTGCACCTCTGGCGTCTTCTGAGCAACTTGAAGCTCACCAAAAGCGGTCAGCGGTTGGCTCACCCTGAACTTGCCTTGCGAGTCTACTGGCACATTCTTAAAATCGCCGCTTTCCGTCTGTCCCACCACAACCGAGCGGGTAAGCGACGATACCATCGCGGGGGCAATGAAAGAATTGACGCCCAGTATCTGTGCGCTGAGAGCCGTCTGCGTGAATTTGGTGTCGAAATAGAAATCAGTCTGACCGGCACCGGATGTCGTAAACCGATATCTTACATATGGCGTAAATGCGATGCTGGAAAACGTGCTATAACCGTCGCCGTCGGTGTAAGGGATAGACAGTGTTTGCAGGATATCAGAACCGGCTGCGTCCTGCACAAAATCAATCGTGATCGTGCCGGATGCTCCGACACTGAGGATATTTGTCTGCACCTGAGTGTAGCTGCGAAGGTCGAGAACGCCGCTGTCATATGTCTCGGCATTGCCAAGCAGATCGGTGGTCGAGAAGGCCAGTAACCGCTGTAATTCCACAACCTCGCCTGGGCCGAAGTCGCCATAATAGGTGTAGAGGTCGAGCGAGGTTTGCGCCCCGCTGCCGTTAACAAGGCGCACGCGGAAGTACCTCGGCCCCTTCAGCGCGGTGTGGAACTCATGGATGCTCGCCGCTACCGAGAACCCCGAGACAGGGAATGTGCTGTGTAGTGTCGTCCCATCATTAGAGAAGTCGAAGTAAAGCGTGCATGCCGCGTCAGCGAGGCACGACACCATCACGTCACGATAGTGGGTCAGTTCCCAATCGCCCGTGAATGTTTCATCCCCTCCAAGTGGCGTGGTGGAGGTGTTCCCCGGCCCCCGGATACCCTGGACAGCCATTAGGACTTTTCACACAGCCCCTGGATAACAGTGACTGCATGGCCGAACTCGGCAACGCGGGCGGCGAACGCTTCCTGCTCCTTGGCCAACTGGTCTCGCTGGTTCTTGACCGTGTTGCGGTCCTGCTCAAGCTTGGCCACGCGGCGCTCAAACGCCTTCTGATCCTTGACCAGTTTTGCCCGCTCATCCTCGACGGGACGCATGGCTCCATTAGCCGCCGACTGCGCCTCGCGTACCTTGTCCTGCGCCGCCTTCACCATGACGTCCATTTCAGCCTTTTTGGCGTCGTACTCGGCGAACAACTCCTTGTTCTTCGCCTTCACCTTTTCGTGAGACGCCTGCAACGACTCCTCGGCGTCGGCTAACTCCTTCAGCTTGGCCTTCATCTTGTTACTGTCGCGGGCGATCTCGAATGCTTCCTGTGCGCCTGACATGGCGGCGATCTCCTATTGCTGCGGGGGGTGGCCAGCGGCCATTCGGGCGAGGTTCGCTTTATGCTGCACCGCCCACTGGTGCGACGGATGGGCCTTGTCCATCCATGCCTTCATAAACTCTGAGTCCATGCCGAGTTTCTGGATTTCAGCAGAAGCCGTTTGCGGCGTCAGCGCGCCACCGACAGCATCGCCGTCGATCACCACGTCCTCGCCAAGTTTTACGGCCAGACGATCCACAAAGCGCATGGCACCAGCCGGCCCCATCGACGAGCGTAGGCCGGCGAGTTCGTCGTCGGAAATGCTGAGAGCCTGGGCGGCGCGCTCAACCCCCTCGATCTTACGATCATAGGCCGCGCCCCACTCGCGCTTCAGTTGCGCCTCGGCTTCCGCAGCCGTCTGTTGTGACTGCTCCTGGTGCGCCTGCTGCATGCCTTTCATGTGGCTGTTCCAAGCCTCGGCCACAGCCGTCGCCTGCTTCGCCGTCAGACCGGCGCCGTGAAACACACCCTTGGCCCACTCAGCCATCGCCCCGTCATCGCCTTCCGGCACTGGGAGGTCGTACCCATCAGCCGCCTCCGGGCGACCTAGCTTGCCGTAGAACTCTGACATCGCAGCCTCGTCCGCATCCGGGCCGGGCATAACGACGGTGCGGCCCGCCTTGTCGGCGCCGACCACCTTTTCGAGATTGTGATACATCGAGGCAAGCTGCTCGGGCTTCTTAACGCCCTTGTTCTCGACGAAGCCGCGTAGGCCCTCGTCCTCAAAGCTGGCATAGAACGGCGCATCGGCAGGTGCGGCCTCGCTCGTCGGAGCGGGGGCTGGAGCCGGTGCTGGGGCCTCTTGTGAAGTTGCTTCACCTTGTCCGCTCTCGGCGGGGGCTGCTTCTTCAGACATATATCATTCTCCTTGCGGGTTGAAGTATTGGACCAGTTGATCCGGGGTTAAATTCAGGTGCTTCGTGATCCTAAGCCACACCTCGCGTCGGCCTTCCATCAAGGCGGATGCGCGGGCATCAGCGTGAAACGTCGTCTCATCGGCACGGCAGAACTTGGCCAAATCTCGCAAAACTTCGCCACCGGCAACGCCGCCGAACACCGTCTGGTAATTGCGCTTGCGCGTGGTGAGAAATTGCCTGATGTCCACTATCCAAGGGCCTTCATAACACCAGCCGCAGCCGGTGCGGCCTCGACCATCTGCTGCATTTCAGACTGCTGCTGACGCGATTGACGCAGGCCAGCAATCGCATTCTCGTCGTTCAGCCAGGATGCCGGGACCGAGTTGATGTCCGCAAGGTTGCGGTAAATCTCGTCGGCGTTGAAGTTATCCAGCACCGCAATGTCCTGCGTCGTGTTCGCGTAGGCAATCGCCGCCTCAAGTGTGCGTAGCCAGCCTGAAGCCTCCTCGGCGCGCTGCGCCTTCGACAGCGGGCTGTCATACTCGACGCCATACTCACCTTCATCTTCAGCAAGCGCCGGCGGCAAATCGGGCAGAAGCCGCTGCTTCGACAGCAAATCAAGTTCGCGCTCGATCTGTGGCCCCAGGCGCTCCGACTGCTGCCGGCCCATCGTCGGCGCAATCAGCATGCCCTTCTCGCGTGTACGCTCCAAAACCTCCGTCGCCGTCATCGCCGGCGTCTCGACGAGAATCTGGAAAAGATTAACGAGGAACACGTCATTAATGACCGACCGCTCCATGTCCATCAGTTCCTGGCCCGCAGCCAAGCTGCCCACAGGCAACTCATGCACAAGCCGCTGACCCGCCGCATTCACGCCACCCGAAACAGCCGAGCCGGGCTTCATCGAAAGTGTGTCCAAAATGCCGTCGTCGTGCGTCAGGATGATCGGGTCAACCACACGATGACCCTGCTTCAACATCGTTTTCTTCTGCTCGTTAAGAACTTTAATGGCTGGAAGCGCCATCATAGCCGGCGAGCGACCGTAAATCTCACCCGGCCCCGTGACGTAGCGGCTCACAGCATACGGGAACACGGCGAAGCCGCCCTCACTCAAAAGATGCCGGCCATCGCACAGAACATAATAAGAGCCATACGGCATCCCACGCGCATCGACGCGGCCCTTGCCGTATTCATCACGCGGCTTCACGCAGTGGATAATCTCGAATTTCTTGTCAGGGTTTTCCCGCGCGGCCTTCCGCACGTCGTCCGTGACATTCTCAAACCGGCCATCCTCCATCGCCTGCATAACCTGACGGGCCGTGAAGGTGAACTTGCGATAACAGGTGTCAACGACACCCTGCCAGTTGATGTCAAAATACATCGTCCGCAGCGCAACCGCGTGATACCGCAGCCCACCATCCCGATTCTCGTCAATGAACATGCAGGACGTGCCGAACGCCCCAAGCCCTATGAACGTCTCATGGTTCTGGCTGGAAAAGTTCGCCTTAGGTGCGTAGCGATAGCGAAACAGCGCATCGGTCGCAGCCTCAAACCACAACTGAACATCGCGCCGCTTCATCAACTTCTTGTCAGACGCCACCAGCCGATGCCACTTCTGATTTCGCGGCGTCAGCATGCTCTCCATCACCGCAGCAAATCGCTCCAACGCAATCGCCGCCGTGCTGTCAAACATCTTCTCCGTGCGCTTCTCGCCCCGCGTGATCGTCTGCGTCGGGCGATGGAACGTCTCGCTGTAACGCGGCAGAACTCGGTCGGCAATCTCCTCCCAGTGGTTCTCCCAATTAAACCGATCTCCGCAAAGTTCATCGAACCGCTTGATAATCTTGGATGCAATGTCGTCCATCATTCACCCAACAACTTCTTAGCCGTGGTCTGAACCTCGTCCGTGACCCCCTGCCCACTCGTCAAGATCGTCGAGGCCCGGCCCTTGGCGTTAGCCTGACGAATGCGCTCGGCCTCAAGCTTCTTGCGCGCGTTATTCTTCTCCTCGGTAGTCGGGCCGGCGGGTTCTTCCACACGCTGTGGGGGCGGTGGCGCAGGTTCCGGGGGCGGAGGCGCAGGCGCAAGCGCAGGGGCCTTCGGAGATGAAAAGAAACCACCCATAACTAAAACTCCTGATACAAGAAGAACACCGCGACTAACATACTACGTAAATAAATCATAGTCCAAATCTTTCACCATCCGCACAGCCCGGCGCCCGCGCGCCCCCAAATCCCGCCGCGCAATCGTCCTGCTGAACGTCATCGCCAAGGCATCCGCATTATTCGGCGACGCATACCCCCGCTTCTTCATCTTGTCCTTACCCTCAAGACGAAGCTGACCCTTCAGACTGTAATCATACATCGGCGCCGCCAAGTCATCCCGCAACTCCCCATCGTTGGGGAGCGAAGCCCCAGGTAACCAATCTCGCATCCGCCCCCACAACTCCGTGCGATGGTTCAAATACATATCCCTATTCTGCGCCGACCCGCCCGCCGTGACCTCAATAACCCGAAACCCACGAGATTGCAGAATATCAATCAAGCCGCCGCCAACACCGTCACCCTCAATAAACACCCCATCCGGCTTGTACCGATCAATCGCCTCCGCACAGTAATTAGCCAAGTCCGTCAGCGAAGTCCGCTTGTACTTCTGCCACGGGATCGTTCGCGCATCCCGGCCAACCCTGAACGCAATAACCGCCTCATCATCACCAAACCGCGCCGGGTCAACCCCCATCAAAACCGCCGCCCCAGGATCGTCGGCAACCTCACGGTCGCACGCATCCTCAACCTCACCCCGACTGATAAACTGCTGATCCCCCTGCCTGGGAAACTGGCCGTAAACCTCAACCCGAGCCTGGTCACTATCAGCCCCATACTCCTTGATAATCCCCTCATACAGAGACTGGTCATTTTCCGCCACCGACCGAGCATCAATATAGCGCGTCCACCAGTAATCCCTGTTCCCATGAAAGCACTCGAAAAATGCCCCAGACGGATTACGCGGATTGGAAATCGCAACCCAAAAACGATGCACCGTCTTATCCGTGAAAAACCCCTGCGTCACAGGCCAGATCACAGACGGAATACCACTCGCCTCATCAAACAAGACAACCATGCCACGCTGGCTATGGACACCGGCAAAAGCATCCGGCGTCTCCTCCGACCACAAACGCGCATCAATATACCAATACGCATCATCCAAATCAGTCGTGGACTTCAAACTCTCAACTAACCACGGCGCCGGCCTGAGCGACATCGCATTATGCGAAAACCAGTTCGCGTGAATAGCCATCGTCGCCCACTTCCTGATCTCAGGAAACGTCGTACCCTTCAACTGCTGCTCCGTGTTCGCAGACACAATAATCGTACTCGACGGGATGCAGGTAAACATCCACAAAGCAATCCACGCCAGCAACGCCGACTTGCCAATCCCACGGCCACTGCTCACAGCAATACGCATCAACTCAGGGTCAACACCGCGAAGCCCCCTATTCCGATTCTCCGCAATGTGATCCCGCATCGCAGCCAAAACCTCCAACTGCCAATCACGCGGGCCAAGCATACCCTCCAACGGACTAGCTGGTTTCCCCCACGGGAAAGCAAACAAAACAAACCCAAGAGGGTCATCCGCGAAAGATAACATCTTCGCAACTAACTGCTGCTCGTCACTACGAGGTTCAGGGCGCTTTGCCATCTAAGTCAACAACCTCCTGGAGATTTCAAAAAAAATGTCGGGGTGACCACCATAACATTTCGCGCCGCGCCGCGATCTCGGGGGTGCCCCCCGGCCACCCCCCCCTTGCGTTTTCGCGATTGGATGGCCGCATAATCGCATAACATGTATTATGATAAATGTTAACG